TGGTGCTGGTGGATTAGCAGCAGCAGCAGTAAGTGCTGGTCTGGACGCATGGAAGAAAAAGAGAGACTTCTGGAAAGCAAGAGCAGCAGGCGAAGCACCTCCATTGAAATTGGCAACTTCATATCAACCAGACGGGGACGAATTGGTGGAAATGAATTATACCTTCGATTCACCAAGAACAGCCAAAAAATTCATGACTTCTGCTACACAAGCAGGCCTGAATAAAAGAGATCTATCCACCAAAGGTAAAACTGTAACAGTCGGTAATATAAAAGATAAAGATATGAAAGAAATGATTCGCTACCTTGCCAAAGAAATGAAAGCAAGCGTAAAAGAGTCATTGATTCCTGCACTTCAATTAGCAGTGTATACGGATGAAACTGTTATAGTAGAAGCCAAAAATGGTATTGATATACATATTACACCAAAAGATGCATCAATTATCTCTCATGTCCATGATAGTCTAAACGAAGACAATCAAATCACCATGAGGGATATGATGCTAGAATCAGAAGAGGAATACACAAAAATTCTAAATTTCTGTAAAGAACAATCTATCGAAGAGGAATCCAACCATGTCAACTAAATCAGTCTTAAAGCACATTCTTGATGAAAACCTAATAGATGCCCAGAAAGAAATCCATTCCCTCTTGACTATCAAGGTAGGGGATGCATTACAACAGTTCAAAGAAAACTATATTCCTTATGTGTATTCTGAGTCTGTAGGTGTCGCTGGTATTGCAGAAGCCAAGAAGAAAGCAAAAGTAACCGACAAAGAAGATGACGGCGAAGGCATGGATCCTGTTGGACATGGCGATTCTGACGTAGACAACGATGGTGATTCTGATGATTCTGATGAATATATCAAGAACCGCAGAAAAGTGATTGGTAAAAACATCGACAAAGAAGATGATGATGACGATGATGAAGATGTCAAAGAAGAAGTCGAAATTTCTGAGCGTGGAGATGCCAGAGCGACCCACATCTATGGTATAGAACGAAGCAAATATGCTGCCATGACTGATCAGCAAAAAAGTCAAGTAAAAGACAAGTACTATAGAGAAGCAGAGACTGCTCAGAGGGAACGAAGATGAAACTAATCACAGAGATGACAGAAGACGTTCAGTTCATTGTAGAGGAAACCGATGAGGGTGGATCAAAGTCCCACTACATCGAAGGTATCTTCATGCAGGCAGAAAGAAAGAACAGAAATGGTAGAGTATACCCAAGAAAAGTTCTTTCAGACGAAGTAGATCGATACAACAAAGAATTTGTTGTTAAAAACCGAGCAATGGGTGAACTCAATCATCCAGATGGTCCAACTGTCAATCTCGACAGAGTTTCACACATCATCAAAGAATTAAAAACTGATGGTAATGATATCGTGGGTAAAGCCAAAATTTTGGATACTCCGATGGGCAAAATTGCAAAGAACCTTATCGATGAGGGTGCCAAATTAGGCGTATCTTCCCGTGGTATGGGTTCTCTTGAGGAAAGAAAAGGCGTAAATTATGTAAAGGATGACTTCCTACTTTCCGCAGTAGATCTAGTAGCAGATCCATCCGCTCCCGGTGCATTTGTAAATGGCATTATGGAAGGTAAGGAATGGGTTTGGGACAATGGAATAATTCGTGAAAAGCGAATTGAAGAATACAAGCACGTTATAGAAAAGGCATCTAGACACGAATTAGAAGAAAAGGCACTTAGTGTGTTCAAAGATTTCATGTCTAGCATTTAATTATTATAAATAATTGAGATTTTACTTCACAAAGTATACAACTTCACGACAAGGAGACACCAATGTCAGATTACGAAAACGAAGAAATTCTAGAGGGAGACGAAACAAAAACTCTAGATACCAAATCAGAGGAAGATGCAAATCTTTATCAGGATGCAGAAGGTAAGCACGCCAAGATCGATACCGATAAAGGCACCGAGGGTAAGGACAAGAAGAACAAGGCAACAATCGCTGCTAAAGCATCTGCTGCTTCCGCAAAGATTGATACTCCCACTGCATCTGGCTCTTCGCAAGAAAGACTAGAGCAACACATGGGTACTCTCTTTGACGGTGAAGATCTTACTGAGGACTTCAAAGAAAAGGCAAGCACTGTATTTGAAGCAGTCATTAATGAAAGAATTACCGAGATCGAAGAAGATCTCACTAGTCAATACCAGAACCTTCTTGCAGAGCATATTGAAGAAACCACTGAAGAGTTGACCGAAAAACTCGACGACTACCTCAACTATGTTGTTGAGCAGTGGGTTGAAGAAAACCAAATTGCAATCGAGAAGGGTATTCGCACCGAAGTCGCCGAAAACTTTATCGGCGGACTCAAGACTCTATTCGAGAACTGCTACATCGATATGCCTGACGAGAAGTACGATCTTGTCGATGATGTCATGGAATCAAACCATGATCTCGAAGAGAAGATGAATGATTTGTTCGAGGATAATATTGCTCTTCGTAAAGAAGTTCTTGCTCACCAGTGCGGTGAAATTTTTGCTGAAGAATCAGAAGGTCTAGTAGACACTGATGTTGAACGACTTTCTTCTCTCTCAGAAGGTCTTGAATTTGAAAACGTAGATCAGTATAGAGAAAAGATTAAAGTACTCAGAGAAAACTACTTCGCTGATAAAGTAACCATCAACGAAGAAGTTGCTGAGACTACTAATCAGCAGATCAACGAAGGTAGTGTAATGGATACGTATCTAAACACTATGAGTAGACACGCACAGGCTAATAAGGTTTCTTGAAAACCAAAAAGGTATATATAAAAAGTATTAAAACTTACTCACATAGAGTCAAAAGGAGAATCCAAGATGGAAGACTTTAATAGATCAACAACCCCGTATGATGCCCTCAACGAAAAATGGGCACCCGTACTTGACCACGCTGAAATGGGAGAAATTGATGATCCCTATAAGCGTAAAGTAACTGCCGCTCTACTTGAAAACCAAGAGAGAGCATTACGAGAACAGCACATTCACGAATCCTCACCCGCTAACGCAATGGGTGCTGGTGGTTTCTCTGTTAGTGCTGCTGCTGATAACGCTAGTAACAACAACATCGCTGGTTACGATCCCATTCTAATCAGTCTTGTTCGCCGTTCAATGCCTAACCTTCTTGCATACGATCTTGCTGGTGTTCAGCCTATGTCTGCACCCACTGGTCTCATCTTTGCGATGCGTGCAAGATACGATGGACAGAACGGAAACGAAGCACTCTATCAGGAAGCATTCGCTAAGTTCTCTGGTGATGGTAACACTTCGGGTGGTCCTCACGGTGGTGTCACTGGTTCACACACCAGTATCGATCCTACCAGTTCTGTTTCGCTCGACGGTTTCCGTGCAATGCTAACCGCTACTGCTGAAGGTCTCGGATCTTCGGACGGTACTCCCTTCAAGGAAATGGCATTCACCATCGAGAGAGTCGCTGTTGAAGCCAAGACTCGCGCCCTCAAGGCAGAGTACACCACTGAACTCGCCCAAGACCTCAAGGCGGTTCACGGACTTGATGCTGAGACTGAACTTGCTAACATCCTTAGCACTGAGATTCTCACTGAAATTAACCGCGAACTCGTTCGTACCATCTATGCATCCGCATCTTCCGGTGCCCAGAACAAGGATCTAACTACTGCTGGTACTTACGATCTTAACACTGACTCAGACGGACGATGGAGTGCTGAAAGATTCCGTGGACTCATGTTCCAGTTAGAGCGTGAAGCCAACGTAATCTCCAAGAAGACTCGCCGCGGTAAGGGTAACTTCGTTATCTGCTCCTCGGACGTTGCTTCTGCACTCGCAATGGGTGGTTGGTTAAACCTCTCACCAGCACTCAACACCAGCCTTGATGTTGATGATACTGGTAACACTTTCGTTGGTACACTCAACGGTAAGATGAAGGTTTACATCGATCCCTACTCTGCTACTACCGATCCCGGTGGTTCCGCAGACGTTAACTTCGCCTGTGTCGGTTATAGAGGTACTAACCCCTATGATGCTGGACTCTTCTACTGCCCATACGTTCCTCTCCAGATGGTTCGTGCGGTTGGTGAAAGCACCTTCCAGCCCAAGATCGGGTTCAAGACTCGCTACGGAATGGTTGCAAACCCATTCGCTAACGAGACTAGCGAAAGCCCAACTCTTGGAAATGCTGATAACGTCTACTACAGACTATTCACCATCAGCAACCTTCACGGTAACACTGCCTGATGCAGCGTAATCTAAGACACTGAAACAGGGGAGTCCTTCGGGACTCCCCTTTTCTTTTATACATACTATTGAAGGAGTTTCTTATGTCTTACACTGTAGCGGGCGGATATACTGGAGATTGGACGGGAATGACAGGAGATTCTCCTGCTGGTATTCCTGATGTTACTCGGGTAACAAATCCAAGACAACCCGACACGAACAACTATCTGGCTAATAACTATTTCAAGATGGAGTTTACACGACTCCCGACTGTTACTTACTTCTGCCAGAGAGTGAACCTACCTTCATTATCGTTTACTCCAGTAGAAAAGGCAAATCCAACTGGGATACTTGAAAAATGGATGGGTGGTAGATATCTGTTTGAAGATCTTACAGTATCGTTTCAGGTAGACGAATCCATGAAAAACTGGTTGGAAGTTTATAATTGGATGGGTTCTATCAGTCCGTCTTGGAACGAGAACAATGTAATAAGTGGCAAATATGATGCAGATTTCTTCTCAAACGCAACACTGAATATCACTAACAGTACATATAAACCAAAACTGAAAGTGACTTTCCATGATCTATTCCCAACCTCAATTAGTGGTATTGATTTTGATTCTACTAGTACGGAAAATGAACCCGTGATTGCAACTGCTACATTTGCATATACCTATTACACGGTAGAAGAATACACAAATTCTGCTTGACTTTTTGCCTTTATTGATTTATAATTTCATAGAAGGAGTTATATTATGACTATAGATGAGTTGAGAAATATGGCTACTGCTGATCTCAAGATGGATAAGACAGAACTAGACATCGAGTCTATGAAAACGCCACAACTACACAACAAATATTTAATCCTGCATGGTGACGAGAAGTTAATTCTCGGTAAGTATACATCAGATCTACATGTACTGAAAAGGAACAAATGGCTCTACTATACAGGCAAACTCAGCAGGGAGCAACTTGAGGAATTTGGATGGGAACCATTCGATCTCAATATACTAAAGACAGATATAGATCGATTCATGGATTCAGATGAAGACATAATTCTTCTTAGTAATAAGATTCTATTACAGAAAGAAAAAGTAAGTTACTTGGAGGGTGTAGTAAAAATCATAAACAATAGGCAATGGTCTATTCGATCATCTATTGATTGGTTGAAGTTTACACAGGGTGTATGAGTGATATAGAGATACATCATATCGATTCGGTATCGTTGAAAGTTCTTTGTGATAGATCGATTGCAAAGGAACTCAGCGGGTTCTTTACATTCTCTGTACCCAACTACCAATACACTCCTGCATACAAAAATAAACTATGGGACGGACAGATTCGTCTATACAACATTCATAGTGCCACCATATATGCAGGTCTTCTAGATTATGTTTTGAAATTTGCACAGGATAGAAACTATACTGTTGACTATACTGCACCCACCAAACTACATACCACCACTAAAGAAAACACAGAGAAATTCATGACGGAGTTTCTAGAACCAACAGTGAGTGGTGAAAGAATAACCCCACACGAACACCAGATCAATTCGGTCACTCATGCAATAAACAATGATAGGTGTTTGCTTCTTTCACCAACAGGTAGTGGCAAGTCTCTCATCATCTATTCTCTACTTCGGTATTATGAATCAATTATACCAAAGAACAAGCAGATTCTGGTGATCGTCCCTACCACGGGTCTTGTCACTCAGATGTATAACGACTTCAAGGATTACTCCTCCAAGACAAACTGGTCAGCAGAAGATAACTGTCATATGATATTTTCTGGAAGGGATAAGAAAACCAAAAAGAAAGTTATCATCACTACATGGCAAAGCATTTACAAAATGCCTGAGAAATATTTCAGCAACTTCAGCGTTGTATTTGGAGATGAGTGTCATTTGTTTAAAGCCAAATCATTGACATCTCTTATGACGAAGTTGAAAGAGTGTCCGTATAGAATCGGAACTACCGGAACACTAGATGGTACTGCCACTCACAAATTAGTCATTGAAGGGCTTTTCGGTAGAGTGTATAATGTAACCACAACAAAAACTCTGATAGAAAAAGATTTACTATCCAACATAAACATTGACTGTTTGATTATGCAATACACTCCCGAAGAAATTCAAGAAACAAAAAGAGTCACTTATCAAGAAGAAATAAAATGGCTCGTAACCAAAGAAAAAAGAAACCAATTCATTAAGAAACTTTCCTGTGGTATCAGTGGAAACACTCTTTTACTTTTCAACTATGTTGAGTTACACGGAAAGCCTTTATATGAACTCATAACAGAAGCATGTCCGGAGAAGAAGGTATTTTTCATCTACGGAGAAACTAACGCGGCAGAACGAGAAGACATCAGAAAAATAGTAGACAAAGAAAAGAACGCCATTCTTATAGCATCTTATGGTACATGCTCCACAGGAATAAACATAAAGAACATAAACAATATAATCTTTGCTTCACCGTCAAAGTCGGTGATTAGAATTCTACAGTCAATAGGCAGGGGATTGCGTAGGACAAAGGAAAAAAATAAAGTGAAATTGTATGATATCAGTGATAACCTATGCTATAAGAAGTATAGAAACCATACCATGAAACACCTAGATGAAAGAATAAAGATATATAATAAAGAGAACTTCGAGTTTAAGTTACTTAATATCCAAATATGAGAGGACCAAAACAATGAATTCATCATATCGGATCTTAAAATTAAAAAGCGGTGAGCAGTTAATTGCATCAATTAAAGGTAGCAACAAAGACAAACTCATAGTATTCCGTCCTATGGTATTCAAGAACACAATGATAACGGACATGACTGGTAGACAGAGAGAAATCACAGTCCTTAGAAATTGGTTGGCATATACTAATCAAATCGAAACCAAAATTCCAAAGGACTTTATTGTTTCCTATCTAGATCCGGATCAAGATGTTCGAGAACTGTATGAACTTGAAAAGGAAAAGGAAGACGTACAAGTCAGTAAACCAAAGATCATTGACAAGCAAAAATTCACAGAAGAACAAATGGAAGATCAGCAAAAATCCTTTATGGATTTTATGTCTCAAATTCAAGATAAGTTTGAATCCCGAGAAGATTTGGAAGACATGATAGATGAAATGGAAGATCAATTAGAAGAAGAACTTGAAAATATGAAACTTCCGGAAAGCGGACACCCGCTTCAACATCTAATCACCATGACAATGTTTCTTCCGCCTGAAGCATTAATGACCTTGGTTGATGCAGGCCTCATCGATGTTTCTGATATAAAAAATCTCATCGATACCATGAACAACAATATGCCGTACAAAGAACCAGATGAAAAAAGAAAGTCCGAAGAGGACTTTGGTAACGAGTGGACAGATTGGAGTCCGGATATTTCAGATTACTTTAAGGATGATTAATATACCCCCTTTTCCCGGGCACACAGAAAGTGTAAGAGATATTTTTGTTTTTGTCAAGGAAAATCCAATTTAAATTTGAAATTTGTTTGGTTTTGTGGTATATTACTCTTAAATCAAACACGGAAAGGGTGCGATGACTAAGAAAGCGAATCATTACATTGATAATAAAGAATTCTATGCTGCTATGATCGAATGGAAAAAGGATATCACAGAAGCAGAGGAATGCGACGAACCTCGACCTCCAGTTACAGATTATATCGGAGAATGCTTTCTTAAGATAGCAGAACACTTGTCATATAAGCCAAATTTTATCAACTATCCATATAGAGAAGAGATGGTAGGTGATGGTATCGAGAACTGTTTAATGTACGCACACAACTTTGATCCTGAAAAATCAAAGAACCCCTTTTCGTATTTTACTCAAATTATATACTATGCGTTTTTAAGAAGAATTGAAAAGGAAAAGAAACAGTCTTATGTGAAATATAAAGCAATGGAATTGTCTGATGATGGCTCTTTGAGTAACTGGTATAAGAGCAATTACTTTGACAAGGACAACGTATACCAGGCACTTTCACATCATTTTGATTTAACGGAGAATGACATAAAGAAATTTGAACCCAAGAAGAAAAAGAAGAAAAAGAAAAAGGGTTTGGATTCGGTTATGGATAAGCCAGATGAAGATAGCACTACTGAATGATACGCACTTCGGTGCAAGGGGAGATAGTCAATTATTTTTTGACTACTTCATGAAGTTTTTTGATGAAGTATTCTTTCCATACTTAAAAGAAAATAATATTGATACGGTTATACATGCAGGTGATCTTATGGATCGTCGTAAGTTTGTTAATTTTAGTATACTGAACCAAGTCAGAACCAGATTTATTCAGAGACTCAAAGATGAGAACATACGTTTCTGTTGTATTCTTGGTAATCATGATGTCTATTATAGAAATACAAATGAAATAAATTCTGTAAGGGAGTTGTTCGGAAATGATATTGAATTATATGAAACCCCACAGGTTGTATCATTCGATGGTCTTGATATAGCATTACTTCCTTGGGTAAATAAAACAAACCATGATGAGTCTGTTGAATTTATTAAAGGTGCTTCTGCACCTATCCTAATAGGACACCTTGAGTTAGATGGATATCAGGTGATGCGGGGTGTGGGACATAGAGGAGGAATGGATCCAAAGTTGTTTGATCGATATGAACGTGTGATTAGTGGCCACTTTCATTGCAGGCATACTCAAGACAATGTTGATTATCTAGGCACACAATATCAAATTACTTTTGCTGATCTAAACGAGGCAAAAGGATTTCATGTATTAGATACAGATACCCGTGATCTTGCATTTATAGAAAATCCATATAAGATGTTTCATCGCCTTATATATGATGATAGTTCAGGCTCATGTGAGTTTGAAGATCTTTCGTACCTTGAGGGGTGCTATGTTCGCATCGAGGTCAACTCAAAGAAACATCCATACAGTTTTGATAGATTATTGGATCAAATGTATGATGTTGGTGTCGCCAAGATTACTACTGTAGAAGATTATATTGAAGTTGATGAAAACGACAAAGAAATGGTTGACTTGGCACAAGATACTGTTACACTTATTAACAATGAAATAGATCTTGTTGAAGAGATTGTGGATAAAGACAAGATGAAGCGTCTTGTTAAGGAATTGTACATGGAGAGTCTTTCGATATGAATATTTTTGTTCTTGACGAAAATCCAGTTATTGCTGCCAGGTATGCCTGTGATAAGCATGTAGTAAAGATGATTCTAGAGTCTGCACAGATGTTGTGTGCCGTACAACCAGAGGGAACTGCACCATACAAGCGATCGTTTTATAATCACCCATGTACCAAATGGGTTCGGGCATCTACTGAGAATTATGATTGGCTGGTAGAACACGCTATGGAATTGTGTGCGGAGTACACTCGACGATATGACAAAATTCACAAGTCACAGAAAGTGATCGAGTGGTGTGATAGAAATAGACCAGAACTACCGTTCGGTATGCTAAGTGAGCATCCTAAGTGTATGCCTGATTATTGCAAGACTGAAAGTGTTGTTGAGTCATATCGTAATTACTACAATAATGAAAAGGCTAGATTTGCAAAGTGGAAAGACGGCAACATTCCATTTTGGTTCTCTGGGGCGGAGGTACTAGTTTGATAATATTTCAAACTCTTAGTTGGAAGAATTTCCTTTCAACCGGGAACACAAAAACAATTCTAGATCTTAGGCGACACGACAACACACTGGTGTCCGGTGAAAATGGTGCAGGTAAGTCCACCATGCTTGATGCATTGACATTTGCTTTGTTTGGAAAATCTTTTCGGGGAATAAATATTCCTCAACTTGTTAATAGTATCAACGATAAAGACTGCGAAGTTGAGATTGTGTTTACTGTAGGTAAAGACGAGTACCGAGTATCTCGTAGTCTAAAGCCCAAGAAGTTTGAAATATTTAAGAACGACACTCTATTACCACAAGATGCAAAGTCAAAAGACTATCAGAAGATTCTAGAAGAACAGATTTTAAAAATGACCTACAAGTCTTTTTGTCAGGTAGTTATTCTAGGTTCTTCTAATTATGTTCCTTTCATGCAACTCAGTGCATCGGACCGAAGATCTGTTGTAGAGAATCTATTAGACATCGATGTGTTTTCCATAATGAATACTCTTGTTCGTGCCAGACTTCAGATGACTAAAGAGTATATAAAGGATATCGATACTAAACTGGAAATTGTAAAGAGTAAGGTAGACGAAAAGCAGAAACTGATTGATACCTTAGAAAAGAAGTCAAGTGATTCTGTTGGTAAGTATGAGAAGGACATAGAAGATTCTCAAAAACAAATTGAAGAGATCTCACAGGAAATAGAACAAGATCAACTTCGCATTAATGGGTTATTGTCTGACATTGAAGATAAGGATGAAGTACCGTCAAAACTTATGGAACTTGAGTCCGAAGAAAAGTCACTCAAAGGAAAGATAAAAACGATCAATAAAAATTTGAAGTTCTATACCGAAAATGATACTTGCCCTTCATGCAAACAGGACATACAGGAACACCACAAGGAATGTATGTTTGACGAGAAGAATAGAGAAAAGGAACAAATTGAATCGTCTTTGTCGGAGTTGTCTGATCTGGTGGAAATCACCGAAACCAGACTGGGGAAGATAAACGCTATTCTTTCTGACATCAAAGTCGTAGAAAAGTCAATCTCCGAAAAGCAAAGTAAGATCAGTGCTTCCTCTCAGTACATCGACAAACTACAAAGAAACATAACTTCTGTTCTTTCTGAAGGCACAGAGGTGCAAGAGACTAGGGATGAAATGAACCAATTGATTGGTGAGGGAACCCAGCATGTTCAACGAAGAAAAGAACTTATCGAAGATAAACATTATTATAGCATTGCTTCTACTCTTCTGAAAGACAGTGGAATTAAATCCAAGATCATCAAGCACTATCTTCCAATCATGAATAAATTGATTAACAAGTATCTTGCAGATATGGATTTCTTTTGCCAGTTTAACCTAGACGAAAACTTCGATGAGACAATCAAAAGTCGCCACCGTGATGAATTTACATACCACAGTTTCAGTGAAGGGGAACGCCTTCGGATTGATCTGTCTCTTTTGCTTGCGTGGCGAGAGATTGCACGACTAAAGAACAGTGTGAACTGTAATCTTCTGATTCTTGATGAGGTATTTGATTCGAGCCTAGATAGTGTAGGTACTGAGGAGTTTCTTAAACTCTTGACAAGATTCGGAGATCGTGCTAATATATTCGTAATCAGTCATAAGTCAGATTCTATGACCGATAAATTCAGTAACCATCTAGTCTTCGAGAAGAAGAACAATTTTAGTAGGATAAAGTAATGAAAGAAATGAAACCACAATACACATATCGCGCCATTGTAAATAGAGTAGTTGATGGGGACACGGTTGATCTTCTGATTGACTGTGGATTTAATATCCTGAGAACAGAACGTATTCGATTCTATGGCGTTGATGCATGGGAAACCAGAGGCGAAGAACGTGAGAGGGGATTAGTGGCAAAGAAGTTTGTGCAAGATCTGTTACCTGTTGGTTCTGAAGTTGTTGTACGCACGGGCAAGGAACAAGGTAAGTTCGGTAGATATCTTGGTGAGATCTACGTCAACAACAAGAGTCTTAATGAAATGCTCCTCGAAGAAGGACATGCAGAAGTTTATAAATGATGAGGTATTTGATCATAAGAACATGTTTAAGGGACGACTATCTTGCTCGATTGTGTTATGAGTCTTTTTTGTTAGTAGAAAAAAGCACAACGAGTATAATATTTTCGTGTGACGAGGGAGAACGCAAAGATCATAAAGATTTGTATAAATGGATAATGGAACCTACTAGACCTGTAATACAGTTTAGACCTTTTTGTGATAATTATTTAGGGGGTTCTGGAGTCAAAAATCTTGTGAATAATTTTAGAGAGTTGAATCAGATTAAAGACGATGATCAAGTTATATTTATGGATTCTGATGTTGTGTTGTACGAGGATCCTTTTGTTTTATTTTCTGGTAAAGACATTGCACATGCAGGACTGGATGGTAATAGTTACTTCACGAAGAACGATGAATTTTCGTTAAGACATATCAGCGGACAACTTCAATATTTTAGCGGTAAATTTATGAGAAAGGTTGCTAATCTTCCTCCCGATAGAGTAGAAAGACATATACAAGACCTTAACGCCAAGGCAAATGTTGCTGATGATACCTTTATGTCTTATTTAAGTAGTATTTGGAATGAAAATACCGCAGGTGTTCCACTAGATCACAAATACTGGAAACATCATAAGTTTTATGAATATGAACCAAGAACAGATTGGAAAGATATAGTCAATGAAACTTTATTATGAACGCAATGATTATGTAATTGATTCTGATGTCAATTGCAATTTTGAAGATCTATTAGAAATGACACCCGACGAATTCCGTGAGTGGGTAATTGATATGCGTAAGGTAGTCAAGAACGCATGGGACACATATGGGTGTCCTCCACGGACTGGTAAGGATGAGCAGGACATTGTAGATTCATTCAACAAGATTGCAGAGTATCCTGTACATCAGTTCACCCACACAGACGAACTGTCTGATATTGATGATGATGTGATTATCAATAAATCTAGAATGGGTGTCGAGGTTGATCAGTGGTTCTCAAACATGTTCAAGACAAGAATCAACTATACCGAAAAGGATAATGGATATTCCATATATGATCTGGTTGCTGATGACAATAGGTTAGATCAGGTAGTCAAGGGTGCAATGCGCCATCTTAGGCGAGATTCTTTTTATACACATGCACTGTCTGCAATAAAGCACAGCACAAAGTATGCTGTGGTAGATGTTGCTAGTGGTGATGAATGGATGAAAACCTTCTTTTCCAATCCTGCGATTTTCGCAGGACATGATTTTCTTCTCGAACAAATCAAGATCCGCGAGGGTGCTAATTCTGGATACTTCCAACTCGAACAGGATGATGTTCTTCAACTTACCAGAGAACAAGTAGAGAAGTGGAAAGACAAGATGTCATATAGACATCATTCAACTTTCGATATTAATGATATGCCAGACGATAAAGTATATGCAATTCGTATATATAAGACGGGAAGAAAAGTCTTCCCTGCTGGATTCAAATCATTTAGGATCGGGTATATTCAACCTGCTGTGAATTTCCCCCCAATGACTGCGAAATATTTGTATGAACGATTTACCGAAGACATCAAAGATCAAGAACGAATTGTTATCTATGATCCATCAAGTGGGTGGGGTGGTCGTATACTTGGTGCTATGGGTTGTCGGGATGATCGCAGCATTCATTATGTTGGGACTGATCCAAATCCTGATAATTTTTATGGCGATACTCCTGGCAGTAAGTATGAGTCTCTCGCTACTTTCTACAATACCAAAACTTATAGGGGAAATCCATTCTTTTCCAGAACGAATACTTTCCACCAATTTATGGAAGGATCTGAAGAAGTCGGTAAACATCCCGAGTTCCAACAGTATAAAGGAAATGTAGATCTTGTATTTACCTCACCCCCATATTTCAACAGAGAGGCTTATAGTGAAGACGAAAACCAATCGTATAAGAAGTATGGATCATCATATGAATCATGGCGAGATGGATTCTTGCTACCAACATTGGAGACATGCTATGAGTGGTTAAAGCCAAATAGATATCTGCTGTGGAATGTTGCAGATGTATTAGTTAGTGGAAAATATCTACCAATTGAGCAAGACAGTATTGACATTTTGGAATCATTGGGTATGATATACAAATACACATTGAAGATGGGACTAGAAGGAATGCCTGGTCAGAATCGAGTTGATGAAGATGGCATTCCTAAATGTAAAAACTTTTGTAAAGTAAATGAAAAATATTTGAAGTATGAACCAGTGTTCGTATTTTTCAAGCCTTGAAAGGAAATAGTATGGCTAAAAAGAAGAAGACAAGTGAATTGACTTACATTATGAACCCCCGGTGTGGGTGGTGTAAAAAGGCAGATCCCGTAGTAGAAGAACTTCGTGCTGCCGGACACGACATTACGACACTGGACGTTACGGATCCAGATAACGCCAAGAAGTCTCAGGAACTTCAGGCAAAGTTTAACATCCGTTGCGGTACTCCCCTGTTCCTTGACGCTAAGACTGGCAATAATGTTTGCGGTATGCGTGGTAAGGAGATTTTGGAGAAGTGGGCAAACGGAGAAGAGATTCCTGCTCCTCCTCCTCGACCGAAGCCACAGAATGCTCCACAGCAACCGCAACAGCCAGGTCAACCACCAGCGGAACAGTGGCCTAAAACACAGTTCATTAAGTTGGAGTATGTTTGGGTGGATGGAAAGAAGAACAAGCAACTTCGATCCAAGACTCAGTTTTCTACTCTCACTCTAGAACAGCCTCCTACTCCGGACTATCTCTTGGGTATTCTTCCCGAATCCGGATTTGATGGTTCGAGTACAAATCAAGCAAGCACAGAAGACAGCGATTGTATCCTCCGACCTGTTAGGGTGTATCCTAACATGCAAGATCGGGGTAGGGATCCTTCGTTCGTTGTTATGTGTGAAGTATTCGATTCTAACGGGAAACCACACAAGTCTAACACTCGCGCCCAACTTCGACGTACTCTAGAACGAGTTGGTGGTGCTGATGATATTTGGTTTGCTGTTGAACAGGAATACACCATTACAGAAGCAAGCAGTGATAAACCAATTGGTTGGCCTGACGGCGAACCAAAACCACAGGGAGATTATTACTGTGGACTTGGTAGCAATAATGTGAAGGGTAGGCGTCTTGCAGAACAACACGCATTCCTTTGTAACAACAGTGGAGTTCTTCTAGATGGATTCCATCCTGAAGTCATGCTCTCCCAGTGGGAGTATCAGACTCGTCCTAAGATTGCTCTCCGTGCTGCTGATGATCTTTGGTTCACCCGGTATCTTCTTCATAAGACAGCAGAAATGATGGACATGTCTATCAGTTTTGATCCCAAGCCTGTCGAAGGTGATTGGAACGGATCCGGCGCACACATTAACTTCTCTACCAAGGTGATGAGAGAGAAGTCCAGTATGGATTATCTCAATCTTATGTGTGCAACTCTCAAGGACACACACGAAGAAGCGATTTCAGTATATGGTCCCGGTAATGATCGTAGACTGAGTGGTAAGCACGAAACCTCTGCAATTGATATTTTCAGTTGGGGAGAATCTGACAGGACAGCATCGATCCGCATTCCTTTGAAGACTGCCAATAATAATGGTATGGGTCATATCGAAGATAGACGACCTGCTGCTAATGTTGATCCATATGAGGCATTTAATTACCTCACTTCTCAAATCGTTTCGATCTCTCAAGAAGTTCTCGCCGCTACATAATAGGAAACTCTAGTAAAGGATAATTGTGCCTAAAAGAAATTCAAAAAAACTACTTGAACGTGCATACGGAAAAGAACCCGAATTCACTGCACTTGATATTAGTTCGGATGAATATGATTGGAATCTAGCAAAGGCTTACTCTTGGTATAGAACCAATTCTAATACAAGGGAAGAAAAGACCTGGACACTGGATTATATGAAAGAAAAGGGATTCTCGAAAGATGATATGTCTTATGTAAAATCCCTACCAGTGAAATCTTTCTCGCACAGAGGAAGATACTTCCGGCTTATTAGCAGAGGTGCTGAACTTCCAGCACAAAAATCCGAAGAGTTGGATGCATTTCTTTCTTCTTCTATCAAGGAGGGTAAGAAGAAGAAAGAAACTGCTCCACCTAGAAAGAATGTTCAGGATTATATCCGTGAACAGGTTGAGGAGTATCTCGGCGATCTTGAAAGCAAGATGGATGATATTACAGCAAAACTTACAAAGAAAGAGAAGGTTGAATTTTCTATTCTTTCTTGGCTTAAAGCAAATGAAGTAAAATCAATACAGGCTAAACGTATTGCAGAATACTGGAAACCACTTGCTACTGAAATCTCAAAGGCAATAAATAAAGAGGATCCTCAATTGATTGAAGGATATTCTTTCATGGGTAGGGTTGCTTTGAAGCGTCTTCACAAAACACTCTTGGAATGGATCGCGGTCTGTGATCAATATGCTGTAGACGTTAAGCCTATTAGAAAAAAGAGAAGAAAGAAGAATGCCTCTAGATAACATAATTGATTTTAATGTTCGAGACCCTCAGGGCAATATGGTAACATATAACCGAGGGGACTATGTTAGACAAAATGGTAATATTTATGTTGCAACTAGAGCGACTAGCGGGTATGATCCTAGACATGGTGAACGTGGTGGGTGGAAACTTATCAATTCCAATAGGATAGAAGATTTTGATTATAATACCAATGCACCTAAAAACCCAAGTGAAGGTGATAAGTGGCTAGATGTTTCTTCTGGAAAACTATTCCATAGGATACGAAACACCGATGGATCTGGATCTTGGGTAGAATTTTGATATGAACTAGGAGATTTTGAAATTATTTTATTGGACAACAATCAGTTGATAATTGCCAGTTTGTTTCAATCAATGAAGCAAGAGGCAGAACTAAGTGAAGATTTGGTAAGACATCTTATACTAAACACATACAGGATGTACAGAACTAAATTTAAGTCCAAGTACGGAGAAATCGTTATCTGTAGTGATGGTGGTAGTACTTGGCGTAAGGAAATATTTCCCCTATACAAAGCAAACAGGAAAAAGAGTCAAGAGAAGTCCAGTGTAGATTGGACAAAGATGCATGATATTATGAATGTAATTCGTGGCGAAATGCAAGAGAATTTTCCGTATAGAAATGTACAGATTCGTGGTATAGAAGCAGATGATATTATTGCTACTCTTGCGAAGCATTACCACACACAAGAAAAGATTATGATTGTATCTAATGATAAGGATTTCCAGCAATTACAGAAATACCCCAACGTAGAACAATATAGTCCTCTTAAGAAGCGACTATTATCCTGTTCAAACCCTGAACAGTTTATAGTTGAACACATCATCAAAGGTGATACATCCGATGGAATTCCAAATATTCTATCCGATGATGATTCGTTTGTTGACGAGAACAAGAGACAAAAGCCATGTGGGGAAAAGCGTATTGCTCAAATAAAGGAGGAGTTGGACGCATGGTGTGATACAGATAATTGGAAGAGAAATAAATCGTTAATTGACTTTTCTAGTATACCAGAAGATGTAGAATCTGTTATACTAGATGAATACAGAAAAGAACCCAAAGGTAATAGGGGAAAGATCCTTAATTACTTTATTGACAAAAAACTTAAACTACTAACAAACCATATAGAGGAATTTTGAAGTGAAAGGTAAAAGAAAAAACCGATCCAAGAATGGATCCTATGACGAAGACATGAGGGACATCGAGCGTGGTGGTCTTCGGAAATCAAAAAGAAAAAGCAGAAGAAGAAACGAGAAGCAGGCGATTAAAGACATTTACTATGGAACACGGGTTATTGTGGATGATATAGATCCAGACCCATTGTACGATTTTGAAGATTGATATCAAGGAGATTATATTATGACAACAGCAACAAAAATGACACTTTCTAGAACTACGTTGGATGTTTTGAAGAACTATGCGTCGATCAATTCCAACATTCTTGTCCGACCTGGTAACAAGATTAGCACCATTGCTCCCGTCAAGAATGTTATGGCAGAAGCAGTAGTAGAGGAGACTTTCGACACAGAGTTTGGTATCTGGGATCTGAATAAGTTTCTTGGAACGATTTCTCTTTTCGATAAACCCGAATTTGAATTCGAGGATAAGTTCGTTAGAATTACAAACGGCAACAGTAAGTCAGAAGTTGTGTATTATTACTCTGCTCCGAATCTTCTCACCACGGTAAACAATAAGATTAATATGCCGGAAAGTGTCGTTAGTTTTGAACTGAAAGAAACAGATCTACAGGAACTACAAAAGGCAGCATCCGTTCTGCAACTTCCTGATCTTGTGGTTCGATCAGGTGATGGTAAGATTGAACTTGCGGTACTTGACAAGGCAGACACTAGCACCAACGTGTATTCTATTGATGTTGGTGATCTTACTGATGAGTCTGACTTCTCTTTCTACTTCAAGGTTGATAACATGAAGATGCTATCTGGTGACTATGATGTGGATATTAGTGAGAAGGTGGTGAGTCAATTCTCCCATAAGACAGAGGACATTATGTATTGGGTTGCGTTGGAGTCGGATTCTACCTTTACTCGATGAGTGAAAGATTTATATTATGACTGAAGAATATCTTTGGGTTGAAAAATACAGACCCCAGAGAATCGAAGATTGTATTTTGCCCGAATCCATCACCGAGACGTTTGAGGATATGGTGAAGGCAGGAGAGTCCCAGAATCTCTTGTTGTCTGGTACTGCGGGGTGTGGTAAAACCACAATCGCTAAAGCGTTGTGTAATGAACTTGATACTGATTATTTGGTAATCAACTGTTCAGAGGATGGAAACATTGATACTCTTAGGACCAAGATAAGGAACTTTGCAAGTACGGTTTCTATCACCGGAAATAAGAAGGTGGTTATCCTTGACGAATTTGATTATTCAAATGCTCAATCAACACAACCGGCTTTGCGTGGTTTTATTGAAGAGTTCTCTAAGAACTGTAGGTTTATTCTTACTTGTAACTTTAAGAACCGGATCATTGAACCCCTACATTCTCGGTGTACTTGTATCAATTTTAGTATTCCAAAGAACGAGAAGCCTGCACTTGCAATCCGATTTATGGAACGGGTGAAGTTCATTCTTGATTCTGAGGCTGTCAAGTACGATGAGAAGGTTCTTGCGGAACTGATCACCAAACACTTTCCTGATTTCAGAAGGATAATCAATGAACTTCAACGGTATTCCGTTTCGGGTGAAATTGATACAGGAATTTTAACTCAAATTGGTGAGATACATATCAAGGATCTCATGAAATGCATGAAGGAGAAAGATTTTACTTCGTGTAGGAAATGGGTGGTTGAAAACCTAGACAATGCACCAACGGAGTTGTTTAGGAAAATTTATGATGGGTTGTATGTGTATATTAATCCATCTTCAATTCCACAGGCAGTATTGGTGCTTGCGGAATATCAGTACAAGTCTGCGTTTGTGGCAGATCAAGAAATTAATTTGGTAGCATGTATTGTGGAACTTATGATGGGATGTGAATTCAAATGAGCAAATTTAAAGCAGAAGGCGATCACTTGATCTTGGAAAAGATTGATTATGATGAGGAACAGGTAACAGAGGGTGGAATCATTTATAAGCCTAAGGATGTGCTTGATTCTTCTTTCTCAGAAGCAAAAATTATTTCAATGGGTAGAGGTCTTCCTATCTCGAATGGTGATATTCCTGAAGTAGATTATGCAGAGGGGGATGTTGTTCTTTATGACGCCCGATCTCGCATTGGAATGCATAAGGAATTCGATGTCATTCGACGGGAACATGTAATTGCTGTGGTGGGTTGATGAAATTAACTGATTATCTAACTGCGATTAATCATAGCAAGGATTCTCTCATGGACGGAGACGACCTTGCAGAGAAGCAATATGCACCTTTTGTTGTCAATAGGTGTTTGTCCTATTTCCCGGACACGATACTTCATGCTAATCATATGAACTTTCATCATGTGATTGATAAGAAGTGTCAGTTTGATTATTTTGTCGGTGCAGTACGCAAGAGAAAACGATTCAGCAAATGGCTAAAGAATGAAACTGAAGAAGATCTTGAGATCGTGAAGAAGCACTATGGATATTCAAACGCCAGGGCACGGGAAGTTATGGATATGTTGAGTCCTGAACAAATCACAGAGATAAAGAACAGGTATGGAGAATGCCCTGAAATGAAATAAAATATAAATACTTATATCAGACATGATATAATGAAAGAGAAGTATTATGACAAATGAGGACATTTTTAGAGGATTGGGTGTTGAAGTAACCTTGAAAGAAAAAGATGATTTTTTGAAGGTCCGTGAAACGCTTACCCGAATCGGGATCTCGTCTAGAAAAGAAAATAAACTATACCAGTCATGCCATATCTTGCATAAGCGAGGAAGGTATGCTATAATGCATTTCAAAGAGTTATTTTCTCTTGATGGATTGGATACAGATATTTCCCAGAATGATATTGCAAGAAGAAATACAATAGCAAGTCTTTTGGAAGAGTGGGGGTTACTCGAAATAATTGATGAAGAAACCGATGAGGATCAATACGCCAGTCTAGGACAAATAAAGATCATTCCTTTCAAGGAAAAAAATGATTGGGAGTTGATACCTAAATATCATATAGGAAACAGTTAAGAAAGATTATTTTATGATGCAAACCCTAGTGATTAGTTTCTATAGTGACATAGAAGACAACACCTATTATAGCGATCATGGTAAAAGACTTCAGAGTGAGTGTGAGTCTTTTGGTATGCCATATATAATCGAACATAAAGAAAGTCTTGGTACTTATAGAGATAATTGTCTAAGTAAACCAAGGTATATCTTAGAAAAATTAGAAGAGTATAATAGGCCTTTGTTGTGGTTGGATGTAGATAGTAGAGTACATAAACCACTTGATATATTTGATACATTTGGTGATGATGTCGATATAGCAGTAGCATCTTCTAATGGACAGTTGTCTGGTGTAAAAGCATCTCCTATCTTCTTTAGGAACAACGATAAGGCAAAATCCGTATTGTATACTTGGATGAGTGCTATTGATAAAATCAAAGAAGATAATCAACCTGTGTTTGATCATGAACCGTTCTTTGGTGTGTTACATGCACTTGCTTCTTCGATGAATATTGGACTGGTAGGCCCTGAATTTTGTATATGGCCTGGTTACACCAACGAACACACATGTATTACTATGGGACTCACTGATTCCGAAACTAAGAAAGAAAATCTTAGAAAGATGGGACTCGGCGAAGACGCAATTGAATTTCAATCGGTTGGAAATAAATATGACATGGATAGTTAAGGGAACCCCTTTTAGTAGTCATCAATCATCGTGTTCAAATCTTAAACCAAGAATGTTTTCTTGGGATGATGATATTGATCTTGATGTTGAGTTGTGGGTAGATTATGCACTGGAGGAAGGTATTCATGCTCCGCGAGAAAAGAAATATAAGTATGCATGGATATGTGAGTCTCGTTCTATTCTTCCTTTCCTCTCTCGGCTTTATGAAACAGATGAACACGGACATAAGGTTGTTCGGGGTATAACGCCTACACTACAGTCGATGATAGATTCGTATGATGCAATTTTTACTTGCGACAAAGAGTTAGTTGCACTCCACGACAAGATTCATTTTTCCTTTGCAGGTAGCACACTACCTTGGACTGTGACAGACGACTTATACACTTTGGATAAATCTAAGTCCTGTTCTTTTGTAGCATCAAATAAACTAATGTGCGTGGGTCATGCTTATAGAAAGTATGTCTATGATTATATTATTAGCAACGGTTTGAGTAGTATTGATTCCTACGGCTCAATCACCGGAGAAGATTACTTCGGTAAGTGTGATAGATGCTGGGAGCGTGGTGGTGGAGATGGGTGGATGGATAAGTCATCGGCCCTTGTAGATTATAAGTTCTCGATAGTAATGGAAAACGACTTCTATTCTACCTACTATACAGAGAAACTAACAGACTGCTTTTCCACGGCAACTGTTCCCATATATCTTGGATGTCCAGATATTGCAGATCACTTTAATATTGATGGTATAATACAAGCAGAAAATCCAGATCACTTGAATCAAATTATCAGTCACTTCCATCAGAATAATTCTTGGGATGTAGAATATGCAAGAAGAATAATGGCAGTTAGAGATAATTATAACCGAATTGGGTTTATTCGACATCCGGATGATATGCTATATGCTAAAATCATGGAGATGACAAAATGAAATATGTTACATTCACTACAAATGGATCTGTTGAGTTGTGTAAAAACTTCATACTGAGTGCGGGCAAAGTCGGTATACAGAAAGACCTAATTGTATATTGCTTGGATAAAGAATCCAAAGAACAATTAAGCAATGAGTTTGAGTGTGACGTTCGCTTGTATGAGTTGGAAGAAATTAAAGATATACACCATGCTTATGGTGAGAATCAATTTCGTCGAATAACAGAAGCAAAGATTGAAATTATAATACAGGCATTAGATGAGTTTGATACGTTGGTATATTCTGATTGTGATATTGTCTTTAGAAAAGATCCTACCCCCGTGATAGAATACAATGACAAGGATGGTATTGATATCACGTTTGCTTCAGATGAACCATTTATGCATATATGTACTGGGTTTATGCTGATAAAGAATACCGAAAGTGTCCGTAGGTTGTTTGCCAAATATTATGTGTTGAGTAATCAATATGAGGCACAGGGCAGCAAGGCAATGTATGATCAGGAAATCATAAATTATATTTTGGTTTCGGAATGGACGGAGGATCTAAAAGATTTTGCGTATGGAGTGTATCCAACAGACTTCATTAAAAACGGTCATCTTTTCTGGAACGAACCGACAGGTCGGACTAACGAAGAATATGTGATCCATGTAAACTATACTGTAGGTAAAGAAAGCAAGATAAATAGATTGAAAGAAGCAAATCTTTGGTATGTTGAAGAAGGTACTACACAATGACAAAAAAACCAGCATTAATTAAACACGGACACTATCTCTTTGAGGATGGTGTATTAGAATTTGATACGGATGTAGAAATTCACTCTTGTCGGTTCGGTCCCAATATGACCAAAATAACTAATGAATGGGTTCCAAACTACCCCCACTATCAGGTGTTGTTTGAAAATCCAAATTCATTTAAAGTTTTTATTAATTCTACTGAATCAAAATTGTCACCAAACAGAGAAAATATTGAAGCAGTGATCGCAAATCATAAACAATATGATTTGATGCTCGTCACTGATCCGGAAATAATTGAACATTGTGACAATGCTATAATGTTTCCATATGGAACAACCTGGCTAAATAAAGGACACATTGATCATCCAGATGGGTTGGGTAAATTTGACGAAGACTATTTAAAGCAATTCTGGGACAATAAGAAATTTGAAGTGAGTTACCTATGCAGTTCTCACTTCCGACAATTAGACGGATATCAGTTACGAAAATTCTTATGGCTGGAGCGAGAGTGGATTAGCATTCCGAAGAAGTTTTTGAGTAGTGTCCGTTATCCTGTTCCAGATCTACCCCCTGGTCCAATTGGTGCGAGTATGCTTCTTCCTGAAGATGATAAGAAACATCTATTCTACAGTCAGTTCTCGCTTGCTATAGAAAATGCCTCAGTAGATAATTACTTTACTGAAAAACTGATGGATTGCTTCTTGACAAAAACAGTTCCAATCTACTTTGGGTGTCCCAATATTGGTGATTATTTTAATCTAAAGGGAATGGTGCATCTGGATGGACCGGAACTATCTGCTGCTGTCCAAAAGATAAATGCACTTACACCTGAAACATATGAAAAGATGCTTCCCTATATTGAGGAGAATTACCAGAAAGCACTGGAGTATTGTGAAAAAACTTTTGCTGAACGAGTGAAGGAACAGATTGATATCGCTATGTTTAATAAAAGCAAATATCAGAAACTATTAACTATTGGTGTGTTAACTCTTGAGGAAGAAGAAAGAAAAGCCTATCTAAATCGACTACTGACTTTTATTAGCCAGAACACTTCTGTAGAGGACAAGTCACGCATAGAAATAATTGTTAACAGCGATGACGGAACAAAATCAGTAGGACAAAAAAGAAATGAAGTATTGGATGCTGCTTCCGGAGAGTTTGTTTGTTTTATTGACGATGATGATCTGGTAGATGGGTCCTATGTTAGAACGATCTTAGACACCATTGAAAACAATGAAGATTTGGATTGCATAGGCTTCAGTGGTATGTACTATGTTGATGGTAAAGAAGTAATGTTATTTAAACATGCAAACGAATATGGTGGTCATTACAAGGATGCGATGGGCGTCCAGCATCGACCTGTTAATCATTTAAATCCCGTGAGAACCGAGTATGCAAGACAGATCCGTTTCCCGGAGAAGGATTTCGGGGAAGATAGTGACTATTGCGACCGACTTCTGGAGTCAGGTCTGATAAAGAACGAAGTCATTATTAATAAAATTATGTATCATTACCTCTGGAGCGAAGAGGGTTCGAGGACACATGTATGAAAAAATTAATTAGTTTTAGTTTGTGGGGGGATGATCCCTTTTACACAGTAGGTGCTGTCAAGAATGCCAAACTAGCACTGGACATATATCCGGGGTGGGTGTGTCGTTACTATATTGGTCCTTCTGTTCCTGAGAGTGTCGTTCAAGAACTGGATAGTTTCCCTAACACCGAATTAGTTATGATGAATGAGGATGACGGATGGAATGGTATGTTTTGGAGATTCTATCCTATCGTTGATTCTGAAGTTGATGTAATGATTTCTAGGGATGTTGATTGCCGACTATCAAAAAGAGAAAAAGAAGCAGTAGATCAGTGGCTATCTACCGGAAAGACGATTCATGTTATGCGAGATCACCCACTTCATTCCGAACCAATTATGGGTGGAATGTGGGGATGTAGAACTGCGGAGTTATATAACCTTATATGTTCTACGGTTTATAGAGATTCTGATAACTATCCCGATTCTGTGGAAAAAATTGTGTCTGATTGGCTTAGTCACGAAAAACAAAAAACTAGGGTTGGTGAATACCGTTGTTTGTCAGAATCACAGTATGATTCTCATGGAATCGATCAAAAGTTTTTAAGAAATTGTGTGTATTATGCAGCAGTATCTACATCTTCAGATCGACATTTGTTCGTTCATGATTCATTTCCTCTCTACAATCCATGGTCCCACAGACTGGACTTTGGAACCCATCCATTTGGAAAAGACTTCTGGGAGAGTAATACAGGATTTCCTACACCGAGAGAAAATTCAGATGATTTTATAGGTCAAATTTACTATGCAGATGGAACTTCCAATAAAGAATCTTCAGATTATCTGGAGATGAGACAGGAATTTATATATCAGGATGATAAAAATGAAAAAAGTGATTAGTTTTAGTTTATGGGGAAATACCTGTCATTATATTGGTGGCGGAATTGAGAATGCAGATATAGCAAAGATCCTCTGGCCTGATTGGGTGTGTCGGTATTATGTTTCTCCGAATGTTCCAATAGAAGCAGTGAAGGAATTGAACAAGCGTGATAATGTAGAAGTTATTATGATGGAACAGGACGAGTCGTGGAATGGAATGTTTTGGAGGTTTTTTGCTGCTGCTGATCCCGATGTGGATGTTGCAATCTTTAGAGACTCAGATTCAAGATTGGACATTAGAGATAAGATAGCAGTAGAAGAATGGTTGACAAGTGATAAAGATGTTCATATAATACGAGATAATTGTCAACATGGATGGGAAATCTGTGGTGGTGCGTGGGGTGTAAGAAATGGCAGACTTAATTACATCAAAGATGACATCGAAAGATTTGATATGAAAGAGAGAATGAACAAACACGGCATAGATCAAATATGGCTTTCTCTTGAGATATATCCAGAGGTAGTGCATGATGCATATGTTCATGATGACTGGTTTCCTAATCAATACACAGAAGAAGTTAAGCACCCACATCCAGTTCCAAGGTTAAGAGGAGATGGGTGGTGGAAAACAGAGTTTCCAGAATATCATAATGGATTACAATTAGAGAATAACAAGCACTGGTTTAGAAGTGAAACCTGTAAACACCCAGAATGTTGTCTCCCGTGTCCTGCTTGTGGTGTGTATCATGACAATTACTATACTGGTCAGGTAATGTTGTTAGCACCAGATCATTATTGGAATAAATATCCAAACTTAAAAGGAGTTTTAGTATGAACATTTTAATTACAGGCGGTACTGGGTTTTTAGGAAGACACATAATTGAGCGGTGTATTTCTAAAGGACACAATGTCGTTAGTCTATCACACTCTGAAATACGAGAGAAAGAAGCACAGTTGAGGTATCCTGATGTTTCTTTTTACTCAGTAGACATTTCTCATAACAAAGCAGTGCTTGATCGTATTGTAAAGAATCATAACATTGATTATATAATTCACGCGGCAGCAATGAAGTATATTGGTATATGTGAAGACAACCCCACAAGAACAGTAGAAGTAAATGTGGATGGTAGTAGAAACATTATTGATGTTGCTGTCGATAATGAAGTCAAGAATGTAATTGCGGTTAGCACGGATAAAGCGATCAACCCCACAAGTGTTTATGGATCTTCCAAGTTTTTGATGGAAAAGATGATGCTTGAGAACGACTTTTCAGTTATTCAGGGTGTAAACTTTTTCTTCTCGACAGGCAGTGTTTTGGATCTGTGGGAGGGATTTAGAAGAAAAGAAAAACCAATAGGAATCAATCCTAGCGATACCATTAGATATTTTGTTGGTGCTTCTGATGTTGCCGATAAGATCTTAGAGAGACTTGACACTCACGGAGAGTATCTGTCATTGGATGAATGTTACAGGGTAAGCCTTCATAATCTAGCAACAGCGTTCTGTGAATATCATGAGTATCATAATACCAAAGAGTATATTCCTGTATCGGCAGAAAAGGACATCGAAGAGGTTCCGGAAAATGTTACCATAATGGAAGCGGATATAGATAAATTAAAAGAGATGATTTCTGATTACTATGAGTCTGGAGCATTAGTATGAAAATTGATAAAGTGATAATGTCGTGTAATGATAACCCATTTTACTCGGACTACTGGCCAGCGGTTTCTCGGGTATGGAAAGAGAAATTTGATATTGAACCTGTTTTGGTTTATGTGGGTTCTGATGCTTCTAGGATGTCCACTGAGTATGGGACTGTAGTACAACAGGAAAAACTAGAAGACGTTCCAGAACACACACAAGCACAGTGGGCAAGGTACTGGTATACTCAATTTGAACCCGATACTATGTGGTTACTTTCGGATATTGATATGTTGCCTCTCTCTACTGATTACTTTGTCAGATCTCTAGAGCATATTCCCAGAGAGATAGATCCAGTGATACACTTTAATACTAATGCGACATTTGATGTTGCATCAAATAAATGGAATCTTGAAGGCGATTGCATTCAAGGTGGTGTCTGTATGCCTACTTGCTATAGTGCAGCAACAGGGAGAATGAGAAAGAAGATTTTAGATCTTGTTCCTTCTTTTGCTGAATCCATTGAAAAGTTAAAATGGCAAGAAAACGATTATCACCACGCACCCGATGGTGAGAACGGGGTGCAGCATTGGTACGCAGAGGAAGCATATCAGTCTGTTAAAATGAAAGACTTCATACGAGAGAACCCACATAGATTTTTTAGCATAGGTAGACTCGGTGGTTTTTGTGGTAATAGATTGGACAGAGGACACTCTGGGATGCCTGAATGGAATCCGGAGTGGTTGAAGGCAGGAGTTTATATGGATTTCCATATGCCTCGACCTTGGTCTGATTTTGGTGACAGAATTCAAGAAGTTGTTGATTGTTATTTAGAGGGAGTAGCAGTATGATTGATTCAGATAGTAAAAACTTATATAGCGTATCCCCTGATTGGGAGCATTATGAAGAATTCATAAATCATGATAATAGATACGGTTCTTATATAAATGAAAAATATTTTAAGTATATCAAAAAACCAATAGAGAACGTAGTTATTCTTGGTTGCAACTTTAACACTTATACTGAACCGATTTTAGAAGTCTATAAACCGGAAAAAATTTATGCATTTGAAGCAGATCCAGATCTAGCAGAAAGATGTATTAATAATCCAGTCGAAAAAACAGTATATACTCATGCTGCTGTCTATGATAAAGACGAACCTGTAGAATTTTATCCTAGTGACGATAAAGGACAAGGATCTCTCTATGAACGATATAATGGAAAGGACAACCCCCATAATCCTTCTGGAAACGAAATTCAAAACGAAAAGATTGTAGTACCCGGAATTCGACTAGATACTTTCTTTTCAAGCACACCGGATATAGAAATAGATTTATTATGTATGGACATACAGGGAGCAGAGTTGCCTGCACTTAAAGGCCTGGGTTCCATGCTAGAGAATGTATCTTATATCATCGCAGAAATTCCAAAGAGAGATGAATTTAATTATCATTATAATGATTACACGGTCAGTGATATCTACTCTTTCCTAGAACTTGCTGGATTTTCTGCTGTGGAAAAAGATGAAGAGAATGATATTGAAGACAATGTATTTTTTGTTAGGAACTAATTATGAAAATTGATAAGGTAGTATTTTCAACAACAGAAGAATACAGCCCTTGGTGGAATGTTCAATCGTATATATGGAAAGAAAAACTAGGAATAGATCCTGTTTGTATTCTTTGGGGGAGTGTAGACAATACAGACATGAAAGATACATACGGGACGATAATAGAAAAAGAATACAACCCGAATCTATTAAAATCCCTTCAGATGACCTGGAGTAAATTTTACCATACAAGCACAGAACCAGAATCGACTTGGATTATAGGCGATATAGACATGGTTCCTCTTAGTAGACATTTTTATGTTGACAATATCGCCCACTTTCCAGAGGAGTCATATCTTCATCTTGCATATGATGTGTTGACAGGAAAGGAACAGAGTTGGCTGGAATACGAAGGATTGCCCGCCCCCGGACATGTTGCGAAGGGTAAAATATTTTCAAGGGCCTTAGGACTAGATGAATGTTCATTTGAAGATCAGGTTGATAGGATACAAAATGATCCTCTGTGTAGGTTTGGACAAAAAACACAACCGGAACATATTGAAAAGTATACTTGGTTTGCTGAAAGTAATGGTTATAAATCTTTTGACCCCGTGGAAAGTGATATGTCAGAAATCTCTTTTTGGCAAGCAGATGAACGATATAGCACATGGAGATTGAGAAGGTGTCTGGGGGAATATGATAGTTACAACCTCCCCGGACCGTATTGGATAAAGTCCACAACAGGATATGTTTGTGGTGATATGAGTGTCCCTCTAGTGAATCAGAATGACAAATCGATTGATTTTATAGGAGTTCCTGGCTTTGATTTGAGAGAAGATACACAATATGGTGGACTAGTTACTAGAGTGGACAGATCTAGGTTTTCTGGTTTTAAATATAATTATTGGAAAAATGAAAAGGCAGATCAGGGTAAATTTATTGATTTGCACGGTGCTAGACCGTATTCTTTACAAGAATCATCTTTATATGATGTCCTTTCATATTTTTGGGGCGAGGATGTTAGGACTGTTCGCACCACACAATGAATACTATTATTTCTATATCAGGAAGTTCGGGTGTTGGTAAAACAACACTCTCTCGTATGATTTCTCTTGTTGTGGGACTGGACAATGTTGTTCATTTGTGTGGGGATGACTTGCACTTGTGGGAAAGAGGTGATGTTAATTGGGAAAAACACACACATTTAAATCCAGAGGCGAATGATCTTAAACGGGGGGTTGATGATTTAACTTCTTTGCGAAACGGTAAAAAGATACAAAGACAAAAATACAACCACGATACGGGAAAGTTCGATCCACCCGCCGAGGTAGATCCAAAATCAATTATCATTTATGAAGGACTGCATACTTTATGTGCAGATTCTGCTGAACTTTCCGACATTAAGATTTTCGTAGAAACTGACAAGAAACTCAAGCGACAGTGGAAGATAAATCGTGACACGCAAAAGAGAGGCTACACGGTCGAGCAAGTAGAAGATGTCTTACGACGAAGAGAACAAGATGAACTGTTGTACATTCAACCACAAAAAGAAAATGCAGATGCGGTGATCAGGTTTGAGGAAAAACGAGACAGGACAGTTCACTTAGAGTATACTGCAAATACGAAAGAGTCATTGGCGTTACTCGAACGAGTGAAAAAAATGTATGACATGCATCGAGAGTTTTTGTTGCTATGTAAGAAAACTTCTTTTGAATATGATCTTGTTCAGCACGGAGGAGGTAATGTATCTTATAAATTTGAAGACAAGATGATCATAACTTCTTCTGGTAGAGATATGAGTGAAGTTTTCATGCTCTCTGGATTTAGTGTTTGTGATTTGTCAGGCGTCTCTATTGATAATCAAAGAGAACGACCATCTATGGAAGTTGGATTCCATTCCAAAATAAATCATCCAGTTGTTTTTCACACACACCCCATCTATCTCAACACAATTCTTTGTTCCAATGAGTCCGAAGAAATCATGTCAGAGATTCTTTATGAGTATGATTATGATTACGTTTCATACGTTACTCCGGGAGAAGATCTATCTGCTACTTTAAATCAAGAGAATGTTATTATCTTGCTCGAAAACCACGGACTCATTTGCAGCGGTTCTTCTTTTATAGAAGTGTTTGATACATCAATGCGAATAAATCAATTGTGTAAAGAATGGTTGATTAGAAACTCCACAACATTCAAGACATTTTCGTGTGACACAACAAATCGAGATGATGGATATCTTTTCCCAGACGCAATAGTATTGAAGGATAAGATGCAAAACATCAATCAATATATGCTATACATACAAAGTGGAGTCGGGTTAACACCAAGACTATTACCCACCAGCGAAGTTGAAAAACTTTTAAACATGGAATCGGAAAAGTATAGGATGTCTTTAGTATGAAAATCATAGCACCGATGGCAGGCACCGGACAAAGGTTTGTGGATAAAGGATATCAGGATCCTAAACCTCTTATTCGTGTAAATGGAAAACGAATAATAGAATACATCATTGGCATGTTCTCTCCTGACGATGAGTTTGTATTCATATGCAATGAGAAGCATTTGAAAGAAACAAACATGGAACAAGTGTTGAAGGAACTATGTCCTAATTCACAAGTAGTTTCTATGCCCATGCACAAGTATGGACCGGTCTATACAGTACAGCAAGTCTATGACTACATCGAAGACGACGAGGAAGTTATTGTGACATATTGCGACAATCCTTATGTCTGGAACAGGGAAGATTTCAATAGACATGTTGAGGAAAATAAACTAGATGGATGTGTATTGTCTCACTCCGGGTTTCACCCCCACACTTTAAATAACACAAAAATGGCTTTTATGAAAACAATAGGTGACTCTGTTGTAGAGATAAAGGAAAAGGAATGTTACACCGACGATCCAATGAGCGAACATGCTTCTACCGGAACCTATTACTTTAGAAAAGGCTCCTATGTTAAGAAGTACTTCGATGAGACGGTAGAAAAGAACATTCAATACAATGGTGAATACTACGTTACCTTAGTGTATAATCTTCTAATAAATGATGGGTTGTCTGTTGGTTATTATGACACGCCTTTTGCTACTGTGATGGGAACTCCGGAAGAAGTAGAAAACATTGAAGCATGGAACTCCATCATCAATAAGGGACAGGTTAAGAATGAGGATGATTTACTAAAGTGTTATAGTTATTGGAAGGACTACCATGTCAGTGATTTACGTTGATATAGATGAAACAATTGCAAATACCCCAGACAATCCTAGAGACTATCATGCTTCGTCTCCACGAAAGGAAATGATAGAGAAGATTAATAAATTATATGACGAGGGAAACCACATAGTATACTGGACAGCGAGAGGCAGTCGCTCCGGGATTGATTGGTTTGATCTAACGAAAGAACAACTGTTACAGTGGGGTGCAAAGCATCATGAGTTGCGATGCGATAAGCCTTACTATGATGTGTTTTATGATGACAAGACAATGAGAATAGAAGAACTATGATTTTTATTTCACACCGAGGAAATCTAAACGGACTTAATCCCTCTAGGGAAAATTCCCCATCATATATTCGAGAGGCAATATCTGCCGGTTTTGATGTCGAGATCGATGTTCATTGGTGGAGAGATGGTCCTTGGTTGGGACATGATGAGCCGGAGTGGGGAGTTTCGATGTCTTTCTTGGAAGAAGTAAAAGATCATATATGGATTCACTGTAAAAACTTCGCAGCACTGACGAACCTCATCGACAAGGGGTTTAGAGTTTTTTATCACGAGAAGGAACAATATACAATAATAAATAATGGATTAATATGGGCCCATAATATTGATTTTGTTGATGATAAGTGTATAATACCTTTGTTGTCCCGTGAATCTGTTTTAGAGTATAATCAGAAAACTGTTTATGGTATCTGTTCTGATTTTGTATATGAGTGTAAAGGGAAATTTGATGATCAAAAAAATAGCACAGTGGATTAAAGAATACGCAGAGCATAATAATATAGAAACTTTGGTTGTGGGTGTTTCTGGTGGTATCGATTCCGCAGTTGTATCCACACTTTGTTCTATGACTGGGTTACGAGTTATAGTTCTAAATATGCCAATTCATCAGGATAAGATTCTAGATTCTCGTTCAGATAAACACATAGAATGGTTGAAAGAAAGTTTCAATAATGTCGAATCTAAAAAGATAGATTTAACAAAGACGTTTGAAATGTTTTCGGATTGTTTTGATGGAACAGATATAGATAGTCTTTCATTAGCAAATTCTCGGGCAAGATTGCGAATGACTACATTGTATCAAATCGCTGCAACAAACGGAGGAATCGTCGTTGGCACCGGAAACAAGGTAGAAGATTTCGGTGTTGGGTTTTTTACAAAGTATGGAGACGGTGGAGTAGATATTAGTCCGATTGCAGACTTAATGAAAACAGAAGTATGGGAAATGTCCAAAGAACTAGGAATCACACAGGAAATTATTGATGCACCTCCTACCGATGGATTGTGGGATGACGGAAGAACAGATGAAGAACAATTAGGTGCTTCGTATTCTGAAATTGAAAAGGCTATGATTTATGCAGAAGAAAACAATTTAGAGGATTTTTATCCCACAGGTGACGAAAAGTTCGATTCTATTTTGAATACATATTTCTATCACAGGAATAAAAACCTGCATAAGATGAATGAGATACCAGTGTTTAAAAGAGGAGATATTTAATTATGCTTTGTACAGTAATGGTTCCCACCAGAGGAAGAGTGAAATATTTAAGTAAGATGCTAGAAACAGTTTTCACTTCAGTTTTTGATCCTAGTTGTATTGAAATTATTTTTAGATGTGATGAAGATGATGTAGATACTCAAAATTTTCTAAAAGATAAATTGACAGATAATGTCCGGATGATTGTTGGACCAAGATATGGTGGATATGGTGAACTTCATAGATTCTATAATGAAATAGCAGAAGAGGCTACAGGAACATGGTTGTTGTTGGCAAATGATGATATGGTTTTCAACAAAACAGATTGGGACATAGAATTAAAAAAGATTGATGAAGTTTGTTTCTTGGCTCCAAAAGTTATTCTTGGTGGAAATGTGCTACCGGCCGAGACAGGAAATACATTTCCTATGATGCACAAAAAAATACAAGAAACATTAGGACACTTTTCTAAATGTTTTTTAAATGATTGTTATGTTTGTCACTTAGGAAAAGCAGTAAACGGAGAGAGATATGCTCCGTTCATAGAAATAGATCATTTTAGATATGAACTAGAAGATCAAATTACTGCCGAAGCCGCAGTATATACACAAGCCTCTTATGATGTATGCGAACAAGAATATATTCATAAAGATGTAGAAACTTTACTAAACAACCTTCCAGAAATATTTCCTATTAAATATACAGAAGAAGATGGGTATTGGATTTCTGAAAAAGGAGATAAGTTTAAAAGACTAGTTGATCCTTCGGGTGATTTTATTTATGTTCCAGAAAATTGAAAGGAAATAAAATGAAAATAGGATTTATGGGATTAGGAAAATTAGGTTTACCGTGTGCCTTATCAATTGATGAAAAGGGACATGATGTATATGGTTATGACATCGACCCTAGTGTAGAAACAATTTTAGAAACAAAGGAACTTCCTTATAGAGAAGAAGGCGCGCCAGAACTTCTACAAAATCACAACATTAACTTTTGTGATGTAGAGAATATGGTGAAGAACTCGGACATTATTTTTGTTCCAATTCAAACACCACACGACCCTTACTTTGAAGGAACTACTAGACTTCCTGACGAGAGAGTAGATTTTGATTACACTTATCTTAAATCTGGTCTAAAGACTCTATCTGAAGAGATTGATAGACAAGGAAATGAAAAGATTGTAATCATCATTTCCACTGTTCTTCCAGGCACTGTACGCAGAGAAATTAAACCAATTCTTAGTAGTTTGATTAAGTTGTGTTATAACCCATTTTTCATTGCGATGGGAACAACGATTAATGATTTTGTAAATCCTGAATTTGTTCTCTTCGGTGTTGATGATAAGGATGCATATGAGGCAGCAAAAGAATTTTATGCTACTATTCACGATAGACCAGTATATGAATGCACCATCGAAGAGGCAGAAATGATTAAGGTTTCATACAACACTTATATTACTATGAAAATTAATCTCGCAAATGTTATCATGGAAGCATCACACAAACTTGATAATGTTAACTGTGACAATGTTATGAAGGGTATGTTCCTTGCCAAAGAGAGACTCATTAGCACCAAATATCTGTTGGGTGGAATGGGAGACGGCGGCGGTTGTCACCCCAGAGACAACATCGCTTTATCATGGATGGCACAGGAATTGAATCTTAGTTACGACTGGTATGAGGGTATGATGATTTGTAGAGAACACCAAACAGAATGGCTAGCAGATTTAATTTTACAAAAGACAGAAGAGAGTGGTCTAAATCCTATTATTCTAGGAAAGTGTTTCAAGAAAGAAACAAATCTTACTGTGGGAAGTCCCTCTATTCTTCTTAAAAATATTCTATTAGAAACTATTAATTCAGTTGAAATGTTTGATCCTTGGATTGATGAAGGTGAACCACCATTAGAAAATTCAGCAGTATTTTTCATAGGAACGAATCATGATAAGTTCTTGGATTATAAATTCCCAGAAGGTTCTATTGTAATTGATCCTTGGAGAATGATGTCAGAACAAGATGGTGTGGAGTATATTTATGTTGGAGATAGCACAAGAAAAAAACATGCTAAGACCTGAACCGTCTTATCCTGTATATCCACCATACCATACTGGAAAGTATTTGGAAGAATACTTCTTTGATTTTTATCAAAGGAACATTGATCGTTTTGGAAAGCGTGAATATATTCCTGTTTACTGGACGAACTGCTATGTCAATGGTGTACAGGAAGGATGGGGGAATAGAGTTGATTTCATTGAAATGCAGAAAGAGTTGAATACACTCGATCCCGATGGATCTTATTTTACAGTGTGTCAGCATGATGATGCACCAATGCACCAACTTCCAAGCGATACTGTTGTATTTTCTGCTGGAGGAAATGTAGTAGGATCAAACACAATTCCAATTCCATTGATTTGTGGAAAATTAGCACCACAAGAGAAACAAGAAAGGAAATACTTGGCATCATTTGTTGGATCTACTACACATGATATTAGAAATCAAATGGTAGATTCCCTTAGTGGTTATTCTGATATTTACATCTCCACTAAAGGATGGGATCCGAAGGTTAAATATAATCAACTAGAAGATTTTGTTTCTGCATCCACTCAAAGTAAATTTGTGTTATGTCCAAGAGGTTATGGTGCTTCTAGTTTCAGATTATATGAGGCTATGCAATTAGACGCCGTTCCTGTGTATATTAGTGATAGATTTTGGTTGCCTTGGACCCACGAATTAAACTGGGATGAATTTAGTGTATTGATAAAACAAGAACAAATTCCCAATCTACATTCCATATTAGAATCAATTGATGATGAAAAGTACGAAAAAATGAAAATGAAGATAAAAGAAATATATGAAAATTACTTTACATTGGAAGGCACATGTAATAAAATATTACAAATGTTGGAGATGGAAAAATGAAAGCACTTGTAACTGGTGGAGCAGGATTTATTGGAAGTAATTTGGTGGATGAATTAATCAACCAAGACTACGAAGTGGTTTGTTTGGATAAAAATAAAAATGGCTACTGGAACAAACATGCGGATAATCATATTGGTGATGTTTGTGATATTTCTTTAGTTTCCAAATTGATGTCCGGTGTTGATTATGTTTTTCATTTAGCCGCTGATGTGAAGATAGGAGAATGTATCGATAATCCTATTCATTGCTATCAGAATAATGTAGTGGGAACCGCTACAGTATTACAAGCAGCCAGATTAAGTAGAGTTAAGAAGTTTATATTCTCGTCTACCTCTGCAATCTACAAGTCTGGTTGGAGAATTTTTACGGAAGGTTCTCCAGAAGAACCCGTAAATCCATATTCTTCTTCTAAAAAATGTGGAGAAGAAATGTGCAAAATATATTCTGACTTATATGATTTAAACACAGTGTGTTTGAGATATTTTAATGTTTATGGTCCAAGACAGCACACAAAGGGTCAGTATGCTCCTGTTATCGGTGTGTTTACCAGGCAGAGGGATGAAAATAAACCACTGACTATCGTAGGGGATGGGGAACAAACTAGAGATTTTGTTCATGTTGGAGATGTTGCCAAAGCAAACATATCTGTCGCAGAAAAATGTGATACCACAGCAGAAGTATATAATGTTGGAACAGGTGAAGAATATTCTGTTCAGCAAATAGCAGATATGATATGTCCAGTGCAAACATACATAGATCAAAGACCTGGTGAATTAAAATATTCAAGAGCGAACATATTTAAAATAAAAAAGGATGTTGGGTGGGAATCATCCATAAATTTGAAAGATTGGTTAGGACAATCAAAGGAGATTATAGTATGAATTCATTGATCATTCATCACCATGCAGGACTTGGAGATCACTTCATGTGCAATGGTGTGGTAAATTACATAGTTGATTCCACCGACTTTGATTATTATTATGTTTTAACAAAAGAAAGAAATTATAAAACTGTTTCTGAAATGTATTCATACAGTGACAAAATAAGAACTCTTCCTTTTAGTGATGAAATTGAAGGCACAATACAACAGAGATTACCGGTGAATGGAAGATACATTCAAATTGGATTTGGTTATCTGGAAAATTATATGAGAGAAAATCCTGATAAAGATTTTTCATATGCATTTTATGATCAATTTGATTTGCCTTCTTCGGACAAATGGGACAGATTCAAAATACAAAGAAATGAAATTGAAGAAAATAAGATATATGAACAATTAGTTGGTGATAATGAAGAATATATTTTTGTGCATGATGAATCTTCTGTTGGAAAATATGATTTTAATATAGACAACGAATTGAAAATAATTAAACCAAAACCAGGCATAACAAACAACATAACACATTTTCTAAAGGTAATAGAAAATGCAAAGGAAGTTCATTGTTTGGATAGTAGTTTTATTAGTATGATTGACTTGGAACTTACTAGAGAAAATTTATTTGCACACAATGTAAAAACAATTGAAGAGGGTGGTTCTGGTTCATTCCCCTACTTCAAAAATTCATGGAGAGTGATTAATTATGAAAAAGAAAACGCCTAAAGATAAAACAATTACACTCTGCATGATCGTAAAAGACGAGACTCATATCATTAAAGAATGTCTTGAGTCTATGTTGCCTTATATTGATCGGTATGATATTACTGATACAGGATCAACAGACGGAACACCAGAATTAATTAAAGAGTTCATGGATGAACATGGAGTGCCTGGAGAAGTATATCTTTCTGATTGGAAGGGTTTCGGAGATTCCGGTGGGAAGATGGGTTCCAGAACAGAGTCTTTGAGGAATTGTGACGGTAAAGCAGATTATGCATGGGTAATTGATGCAGATGATTATGTGAGTGGAGATTTCAAATTTCCTGAAGTCATGGACGCAGATTCTTATAGTTTAAGAATTGGAAGAGAGGATTTTGTTTGGTGGAGAAATCAAATATTCAGAACCGGAATTGGTTGGTCTTATGTTGGAGTTCTTCACGAATATGCAGAGTGTAAGGGCATAAGTAATCCACCAAACGTAGTAAGGATTATAGGAAATTACAATATTTCTGCAAGAACCTTGGGTGCAAGAAACGTAGGTATCACCACAGAGGAAAAATATTCAAGAGACGCAGAAAATTTAGAAGAAGCATTAAAAGAAGAACCCAACAACTCTCGTTATCAATTCTATCTTGCTCAATCATATTTTGATTCTCAACAATATGAAAAGTCTTTAGAAGCATATCTTAAGAGAGCAGAAATGGGTGGTTGGGAAGAAGAGATATTTTATTCTCTTTACAGAGCAGCGATGATTAAAGCATTGCTTGATAAATCATGGCCAGAAATTCAACAACAGTTTCTGGATGCATATAACTTTAGACCGATTCGTGCAGAACCATTATATCAAATTGCAAGAATATACAGACAGGTTCATGATCAACCAAGACTTGGATATATTTTCGCAAAAATGGCACTAGAGATACCATATCCGAAGGATGATATTCTATTCATTAGTGACGAGGTATATAAATATCAAATTTTAGATGAGATCGGAGCCACCGCTTTTTATGCAGGAAAACCACATGTTGGTTATCATGCTTGCAAGAGGTTGGTTGAGGAGAATCTTGTTCCCGAAGATCATAAACAAAGAGTGGTTGAAAATCTACAACAATATGAAAAGGTAGTACAGCAGATTCATGTTCAAAATGCTCAGGAAGAAATTCAAATGAAAATTCAGGAAGAGGAAAGAAAGAGACAAGAGAAGATAGAAAAGAGAAACACTCCAAAGAAAAGCACAAAGCACAATCAAGCAAATAAGAAAAAGAAGAAGAAGAGATAATTTTACATACATATAGTAGGTAATTTTGGAGTTTTTCTTATGTCAGCAAACCATGATATTGTCTCAAATCAGGGAGAGACCTTAAATCTTCACATTCTATACACAGATTCAGATGATTCTGGTGTGGACTTATCTTCGTATGAAGCAGAAATGAATGTTAGAAGATCATCGTTGAGTGGTGAAAAACTATTACATTTGTATAGTGGAACGACTGTTGGAATTACTGCGGGTATAACTGGATCTACAGGTGGTTTAACGGGTGGTATATTCTTAAACCGAAATGTTGGAAATTCTGGAAGTCAAACGGGAGGAATACTTATCATTGCAGGATCTACTGCTTCCTCTTTGGTTCCCGGTGGTATTCATTTTTATGATCTGGAGATAAAGTATACTCCCACTGGGACAACTACTAGATTGCTAGATGGTAGATTTGAACATTCTAAAGAGGTAACCAGATGAAACTGAAAATAACCAAAACTGATATTACAAAAAAATCATCTAGAATTTTAAGTGTGAAACATTCCAGTGCTAATAGTTACAGTGTTTTATCTTTGACTCTTAAGAAGAAAGATATAACTAAAACTGTTTTTATATGATAGGGTTTATTTATGTCAAAGTTGAAGAGATTCAACCAATTTAAAAATAAACCAGAAGAAGTTTTAGAGGATGACTCATCTGCTAGTCTTCTTTCTGAAGAAGTAAAACAAGAAATATTTTCTAGAATCCGAGATAGAAAATTTTCTGAAGATGTCGTACAAGAAAATTTATCAAATAGCCCTACAATAATCCCAGGTCCAAAAGGAGAGAGGGGAGATAATGGAATCCCCGGAATTCGTGGAGAGAGGGGAGAAAGAGGATTACAAGGAATCCAAGGAGAACAAGGTCCACAAGGTGAACCCGGAGAACAAGGAATCCAAGGAGAACAAGGTCCACAAGGTGAAGTTGGACCACAAGGTGAAGTTGGACCGCAGGGATCACAAGGTGAACAAGGATTTAAGGGCGAGCAAGGAGAACAAGGTCCACAAGGTGAAGTTGGACCACAAGGACCACAAGGTCTACAAGGCGAACAAGGTCCGCAAGGTATACAAGGAATTCCCGGCGAACAAGGTCTTCAGGGCGAACAGGGATTACAGGGTAAAATTGGTCCAAAGGGCGAAAAAGGATTAAAGGGAAACAAGGGAGATAAAGGCTCACCGGGTAAAGCAGGAGTTAAGGGTCCGAAAGGCGACAAAGGCGAAAAGGGAGACAAGGGTGATCAAGGAGAAGAGGGTGATAGTGGAATTGCAATTGCACAGTTTCCACTCAAGTATGATGAAACCACAAAAAGAATTAGTGTAGATACGAAGGTTCTACAGAAGATGCTTAGTGTTCCTCCCGCACAAGCACAACAAATAGACTGGGTTGCACTTGCAGGTGGCGGTGCTGTTGGAATTCGTGATGAAAATGCAATGGTTATAAAATCAGTGAGTGATTTAAATTTCAAAGGAAATGGTGTGACAGTGACTCGTCAAGGAAAAGATGTTGATTTGACATTTACTGATACAGGTACGTTTACCGAATCAGATGATCCACCCTCAAATCCGTCAAATGGTGATAGATGGCATGAAACAGACACCGCAAAATTATTCACTTATGTTACTACTGAGAGTGGTGTATCTGCTTGGGTGGAATTTTGATAAATAGTGTAAAGGAAGATATGAATGGCTAAATTTAACCCACCAACACCATCATCCACAGGTGAAACATACACCTTCAACGGAATTGTATGGGAAGCAAAAAGCACAGATCCTCCAGTTTGGGAAAAGAGTTCTGCTACAGAGACAGGCAACACCGAAGGAACAACTGGCGGTATTGCTTATTATGACGGCAAGAGCAGTATTATCAAAGGTGCGTTGAATGCATTCTATGATGAAACCAACGAAAGAGTCGGAATCGGAACATCTGGTCCTACTGAGTTATTAGATGTTCGTGGTGGTATCACTGCGAGTGGTAGATTATATGCTTTTCAAGGAATAACCAGTGGTGGTGATATGCATCTTGATGGTGATATCATCATGACAAATCAAGGTTCCATTAAAGTTGAGGGCAACAGTCAATCAATTTATATGCACGCTCATGGTGTTTCATTTGCTAATAACATAGCGTTTGCTGATGGAAGCACTCAAGGCTCTGCTTCTATTGAGTATTTTTCTAGACAAGAAGATGGAAACCCACTCCGTAACGGAAATCCAGAAGGTGCAATTTATAAAGGAATTGATATGTCTGCGTCAGACGCTGACGACATTTCAATATCACAACAATCTGCCGACACTGCTGGAGTTCCACAGAAAACGGCAAAATATGTTTTTTCTATTGGTAATAATATTCCAAAGAAGGATGCTACAAATACATTTTCTCATGCACAAGGTAACATTTTCATTACAGAGATTGGAGCATCCAAATATGCGCCAGGAAATTCCACTGAAGTTTTCAAGGCCACGTTAGATCTTTCCACTTCAACTTATATTGGTGTGACAGGTGGTGTGATTAATTATAAAATCCTAGGCAATGAAGTTCTAAAAGCAACCGACAACCTTATTCAATTTGGTAGTGGAATCTCTGCTGATATGGGAGTTACTTTTGGTGGAACGATTAACTGTCAAGACCAAGAAGCAACAAGACCAAAACTGAAAGACTATTCTGAAACTTTCTATGATGTTGGTGATATAAATGCAAGCACAGCATTTGATTTTGAAAATGGAAATGTTCAAAAATGTAAAGTGACTGGTACTGATACAGGAAGTCAAATTGTTTTCAGTTTCACAAATCCACCTGCTGATGGTATCGCAGGAACCATGACAGTAATATTTGAAAATGGTCTTGCACACGGTGACATTGCATTTGCATCGGGGAATGGAACAAGTTTAGCACAACAGTTGGTTAAATGGCCAGGAGATAATGCACCAACTTTATCATCATCTGGATTTGATATCATAACATTCATGACTCATGATGCCGGGTTCAATGTTTACGGATTCGTCGGTGGATTAAACTTCTCATAGGAGGAATAAAATGTCAAAACCAATTAATTTTCCAACCATAGTAAATGTCGGAATGCAGCATAGTTTGGGTGGTAGAACATGGGAATGGGATGGAGGTGGATGGAAAAGAGTTGATCCTGATCCACCCACTCCCAGATCAACTTTTACAAAATCAAAGTCTGCACCATCCTCACCAGTAGATAATGATAAATGGAAAAACACAGAAACCGATATAACTTATACTTATTTAGCAATAGAGGATGTGTGGGTAGAATTATAACATGTTAGGCGCAAGTAGAGCATCAAGCACAAGAGATTATCAATTACTAAACACCGGAACCATCACAAGCACTGGTGCCCAAAGTTATACCATTCCCGCAGGAACTTTATATCTTGAAATTGAGATGTGGGGTGGAGGTGGAGGTGGTGGTAACAAAACAACCGTTGCTGGTAGAGGTGGCGGCCGCCACGCCGGCGGAGGCGGCGGTGGTGGTGCTTATGTAAAGAAAACATATTATGGCGCACAGAACATGCAAGCATCAGATACTTTAAACTTCACAGTTGGTGCTGGTGGTGCTGCTCAAAATGCTGGAGGAAATACTACTCTAGATACACACAAAAGAAGTTCTACAACCATCACAACATTTTCTTCCGTTTCCGCAGGAGGAGGCGGAGCAGGAGAATCTTCAACGGCAGGAAACGGGGGTGCTGCTGGCACTGCATCAAATGGAGATGTTAATACAAACGGAGACGCTGGTGGAAACCAGTCTGGTTCGGATTTGGGTGGTAGTGAACTAGGAGGGCCCGGTGGAGATGCAGCAACATTCAGCGGTGCTGATTCGGGAGAAGAGGGCGGTGGTGGTGCAGGGGGAACCTCCGTTGCAACTCCAGCCGACGGAACTGCTCCCGGTGGAGGCGGTGGTGGTGGTTATGCTTCTGTTGGAAGCACCAACATTACCGGCGGAGCAGGTGGAAATGGAAAAGTTATTGTAAAAGCATATGGATAAATCTTTATTGTATGCTATAATGAATGAAACGAAATAGGTATGGGGGTTGCTAGGGGGTCGCATCGTGCGCCCCCGCCCCCACCTATTTTTTATAATGGAGATTTATAATGCCAGTTAACATGAAACTTAATTATTACAAGATGTATCCAGATGTTATTGATCCTGTTTTTTCAACAGAAGAATCTGCATGTTTTGATATACATTGTTTCTTGAATGAAGAAGGTAGGATATGGAAGGGACTTCCAGAACCCGCAGTTACTGTATATACTATGGACAACAAGAAGCAAGAAAGAAAGTGTTACATGAGAGAGAACGAAGATGGTGATTCTGTCTTGTGTTTTGACTTTGATCCGGGTGAAAGGGCTCTCATACCTACGGGGTTGATATTTAATATACCAAGCAATCATTCAGTTCGTATTCATGCACGATCAAGTGTTTCTCTGAAAAAGGGTTTGATTATTCCCAACGGTGAAGGTATAATTGACTCTGATTATTATCATCAAACTTATGTGATGCTCTACAACGGAAGTGCAGATAAAGTCATAGTCAATCACGGTGATAGATTGTGTCAAGGAGAGATGATAGAAACTTACAACTATATTTTAGAGGAAACGAACAAACTACCAGAAAAGAGAACAAACAGATCTGGTGGATTTGGATCAACAGGAGTTAACTAAATGAATCGTGAAGAACTACTTAAACATCATGATGAATTGTGTGGTATTGCAAAAGAATTAATGAAGAAGAAAAACCACGACTACGCTGGTAGCGAAGGAAATGAACCGTTCGCAAATTTTACAAGATCAGAGGCTATGGGAATTTGTACAACAGAGCAAGGATTTCTTGTTCGGGTTTGTGATAAACTTTCAAGACTCAGTACTTTTGTAAATGCAGGAGAGTTGAAGGTTGATAATGAATCCTATGAAGATGCTATTGTTGATATTATCAATTATATGGTTTTGCTTAGTGGTTATTTGAAAGATAAATGAAACAATACACAAACATAACTCAAAGAGGTAAGTTCATACTTACGAGAGGTGTGGAGAATGGAACTCGCTTTCAAAGACGAGAAGAATTCAATCCCACTATGTTTGTTCCTTCGCAAAATGAAACTAAGTATCGCACTCTTGATGGTTTATATGTTGAACCGATTCAACCCGGTAACATTCACGACACCCGTGAATTTATAAGCAAGTATCAGGATGTCAAAGGATTTGACATTTACGGTAACAGCGATTTCATTTATCAATTTATCGGCGAAAACTACGAGGGTGAGATTGATTATGACTTCTCACAAATCAAAGTTGCAACGATTGATATTGAATGTGAATCAGAGTATGGATTCCCCAAACCAGAGAATGCAAACGAAAGAATCAATGCAATCACGGTTGACTTTAATGGTTGGATTTATGTTTATGGTTTGGGTGATTTCAATCTTGCAGAGTCTCCATACGACGGTAAACTAAGACAGTTTCAATTTGAAACAGAGGAGGAACTTCTAGATTCCTTCTTGTCTACATGGGAACTTGAATCACCTGATATCATTACTGGTTGGAATGTTCGCTTCTTTGATATTCCATATCTCATTAATCGAATTACAAATGTTCTTGGTGAGTCTGATGCAAAGCGATTATCACCTTGGAAGTTTCTTAAGGAACGTAGTATTCGTAAAATGAATCGTGAGAATCAGACTTATGAGGTTGCTGGTATTGCGACTCTTGACTATTATGAATTGTATCAGACATTCACCTATGTGAATCAGGAATCATATCGTCTTGATCACATTGCATTCGTGGAACTTGGTGAGAAGAAATTATCGTATGATGAGTACGACAGTATGGCAACATTCTATAAAAATGACTTTCAGAAGTTTATAGAATACAATGTCAAGGATGTTGAACTCATCAGTAAACTTGAAGACAAGATGAAATTACTTGAACTTGCAGTGTCTCTTGCATACGCCGCAAAAGTTAACTTCATGGATGTGTTCGGACAGGTACGAATGTGGGACTGTATCATCTACCATTATCTTATGGAACACAACATTGTAATTCCACCGAAGACATCAGGAAAGAAAGATGCTCAGTATGCTGGTGCGTATGTGAAAGATCCGATTGTTGGTATGCATGACTGGGTTGTTTCGTTTGACTTGAACAGTCTATACCCCCACTTGATTATGCAATACAATATCAGTCCAGAGACAATGATTGATCAAGACAAGGACATCTCTGTTTCTCCCGACACAATTCTATCCGGTAAACTTCCATCCACGAACGGTTACTCTGTCGCCGCAAACGGAACCCGATACACAAAAGAGCATCAAGGTTTTCTTCCTGCACTCATGGAGAAGTTGTACAAAGAGCGTAAGATGTATAAGAAGAAGATGATTGGGTGTGAGAAAGAGCGACAGAAGATTATGAAGTCCAACACGGTAGCGATGGGTAAGGGTGCTGCATGTAAGAGACTCGATAAAGAGATTGCAAAATACAACAACTTTCAGTTGGTTCGTAAGATTCAATTGAACTCCGCTTATGGTGCGATTGGTAATGAATGGTTTCGTTACTTCAATGTTGACATGGCGGAAGCAATTACTTTGTCGGGACAATTGAGCATTCGTTGGATTGCAGACAAACTGAATGAATTTCTAAACAAAACAGTAGGTACGGAGGATTATGATTATGTTGTTGCAAGTGATACAGATTCTGTTTATTTGCGTTGTGGGAATCTGGTGGATAAAGTATGCGGGGGCAAAACCAAGTCGGAGGTGGTTGAATTCCTCAACAAAGCGTCGGAAGAAATAATTCTTCCCTTCATCAAGAAGCAGTACGATGAACTTGCATCTATGATGAACGCATACAAAGCAGTGTGGACCGCAAAGAAACGATACATGATGCGTGTGCATGATTCCGAGGGTGTTCGTTACGACGAACCAAAGTTGAAGATCATGGGCATTGAAACGACTCGTAGTTCCACACCACAGGTTGTTCGTGATTCATTGAAAGAAGCGATTCAGTTGATTCTCACGACAGACGAGAACACAGTGATCGAGTTCATTGAAGACTTTCGTAGTAAGTTTAATTCGTTTGATCCAGAGGAGATTGCCTTTCCTCGCGGTGTGAATGGTATGAACAAGTATAGTGACATGACGAGCATTTATACAAAGTCAACACCGATTGCAGTAAAAGGTTCTTTGATTTATAATCATTACTTGGACAAACTGGATCTAAATAAGAAGTATAGAAAGATTATTGATGGAGACAAGATCAAGTTCCTGCATTTGAGAAAACCAAATCCATTGGGTGGAGTTGCAGGACAGGATCAGGTTGTTGCTTTTCCAAACAGCCTTCCAAAAGAATTTGGATTGAGTGAGTTTATAGATTATGATACTCAATTTGAAAAATCATTCCTTGAACCCATCAAGAACATATTAGAAAAGATAGGGTGGAATCACGAAAAGGTTTCCACACTGGAGGAGTTTTTTGCATGAACAAAGGATTCATAGAATATAAGACAGCAGTTTTTATTCAGAGTGTATTGGAAAGACAGTTATCAACTTATAGAGATAAATTACAAAGACAGCAAAAAGATAAGAATTGCACAAGTGAAATATACGAAGAGACTCTGGACTATTGTAGTAGTCTAGAGAATTCTATAAAAGAAATGGAGAAGTTTAAGGTATGAGTGATTTCCTAAAAGATATTATCAAAAGTTCAGGTAACGAGTATGCAGGAATTGCTGCCGAAGGAATCGATGGAAGTGATGTAACTGGTTTTATTGATACTGGTTCATATGCGTTCAATGCTCTACTGTCCGGTTCACTTTACGGTGGTATTCCAAACAATAAGATTATGGCACTCGCAGGTGAGTCTGCTACAGGTAAGACTTACTTCGCACTGAGTATGTGTAAGAAGTTTCTTGATGATAATCCAGATGGTGTCATTCTATACTTTGATACGGAGCAAGCGATTACTTCGGACATGGTACGAGAGCGAGGTATGGATCCGTCAAGAGTTGCAATCTTTCCTGTTGCTACAGTTGAGAACTTCCGACACCAAGCAATCAGTATTGTTGACAAATATATTGAAACAAAGGACACC